CCTAATGCAGTTCCAACTTCAGGCACGTTTCCTGCTGCACTTCCTGCAGTCTTTCCGGCCGCGCTGCCTATTACAGTTCCGCTTGGCTTCATCTTTCCGCTTGCGTCTGTAACAAGAATATTATTGTTAGTTGTTCCTAATGCAGTTCCAACTTCAGGCACGTTTCCCGCTGCACTTCCTGCAGTCTTTCCGGCCGCGCTGCCAATTGTCGTTCCGCTTGGCTTCAGCTTTCCGTTTGCATCTGTCACAACAATATTGTTGTTAGTAGTGCCTAATGCAGTTCCAACTTCAGGTACATTTCCAGCTACACTTCCCGCAGTCTTTCCGGCCGCGCTTCCTATTACAGTTCCACTTGGCTTCAGCTTTCCGCTTGCGTCTGTAACAAGAATATTATTGTTAGTTGTGCCTAATGCAGTTCCAACTTCAGGCACGTTTCCTGCTGCACTTCCTGCATCCTTAACAGCTGCAGATCCTAAACCCAAATTAGTCCTTGCCCCAGCAGCAGTGCTTGAGCCTGTTCCACCATTTGCAACATTTAGTGCCCCATCAACAGGAATTGCAGTATCACCGCTAAAGTCTTTAGTTTCACTTGTGCTTGCCGTTCCAAGCTTTACATACACTTTTCTTGCTGTCGTCAGCTTCTTTGCACTTGCAGCAGAGCCTTCCATAGGCAAATATTTTTCATCACTTATCGTTCTTTGTGCAGTATTATTGTCAGTTTGAATCTTCTCTAATGCTCTGACAACATCACTGGTCTGGACATTTTCAGCATCATTACTAATTCCATCAAGAGACCTAAAAGCCTTAATATAAAGAGCCTGCATCCAGCCGACGCAGTTATTAAAGAATTTTGCAAGCCATGGAGTTCCGTCAATAGCATCAGGCCCAGAAGAGTTAACCGCACCACCGCCAGGATACTTCACAGGGTCATTCATATAATAATCACTATAATTCTCATCAATTTTGAACATAATCCACTCCTTTTTTTTCCCTATATCCATTTTATAGCAAGCAGCGCAATACTCTGCACCTGCTTCATTCTTAAAATAAAGTATTCAATATAACTTTTATATTCTGCAGGAATTTCAAGACGCCTTAAATAAATTACACGCCCAAAAGAATCCCTAATAACTTCTTTACAAACAAAAAAGCAATAGCCCCACCAGCTAGGCTCATTCGGAATCGAATACGCTGAAGAAGTATCATTTCTTAACACTGTGATCTGATAGTCACCGTATCCCTCTCTGAATCCACATACAGCCTTTCCATATCCACAAGTAGCGTAAGAATTACCGCAAACATTAAACATAGCACTCGAAAGATTACGCGGATTACTTACCGGCACATTTTCAACAACTTCAATTTCAGGCCAAACCTCTTTCAAAACTCTTTCAAGAAATATTCCAGCTCCGCCCGAATTGTTCATCTGCCACAATCCGGCCAATACGTTTCTTCTTATTTCAAGCTCTGCACTCGTGAACAGCACCTGAAAGACCTGCTCCCACTTCTCCGGGCTCCTGGTCGTTTCCGGAAATCTATCAAGATACACAGCTTCAATCTCATGCCTCAAATCTTCAGGCAAAACAGCAATAGCAGCAAAAAGCCGCTCCATGTTTCTAGTCCTGGAAAGATTCCATTCTCTAGAATGAGGAAGTAAAGCTTCAATTACTTTCTTAAACTTGCTCATATTCATCCCCGTTGATATAAAGGTGACCTAAAGCACTAAGTTTACCACGATCCAGGTTATAGTTATCAACCTGCACATTATCTATATTCATTGTCACCGTGCCAAACTGAGCTTTCAAACTTGTAGCCACACTGTTAGCCAGAGCTATCAATGTGTTTTTCTGAATCGAATTAGTTTTATTGTTTTCGTCGCTCAGGCCTCTGATATAAGGCTCGCGGCCCAAAAGATAATCATCACATACACTTTTATATGCAGCACCAAAATCAGACACATCCACCCCATCAACATCAGTCACATATACATCAACAGTCACAATGCTTACAGGCTTAATATTTCTATAAGTTCCATTATAATCAGGATCCAAAATTGCAGTTAAAGGCTTTCTGTCAGCAATCCCCGTCTCCGGGTCATACGTACACGCCTCACCCACGGCCACACACAACTCTCTTCCTGGCACTCTGTCAGGATATACATCAGTATTTCCAGCGACATATATTTCCACGTCTCCAGGAGAATCTTCCCCATTATAAGGATAAGTCTGCAAAACGCCCGGCGCGTCATAAGACCAGATTCTATAGTCACTCAATGCCCCGCCTTGTGGCTGAGTCGAATATCTGTTCACGACCCTCGCCCTGTAATGGTCAGCTGTTTCTTCATCAAGCCCCTCTTTAGTCGTACTAGCTATAACAGCATCCTGAGCAATAAAGCCCAAAGGAGACACGAACTTTATTTCATCACCTTGTGCAAGATTTCCACCGCTTCCAGACTGCACGCAATACACAGGCACGTCTACGCTTGCCCCTGTTGTTGTCACAGTCTCGCTCACCACGTACATCAAACCAGTTACATCACTTTTAAGCTGAGTGCCTGCAGTTATTGCCTGCCCTTCAGTCACAACCGTAGCACTGACAAGACCTTCCCAAGCCTGTCCGCTTGTAGGCTCTCCAACTCCAATATTCACACCAAGCTTCACAAGAGGCTGCAAACTGATTCCCATCACATTAACACGGTCAAAGCTCGCAGTGTCCGGGAACAGCTGCAAATAAAACCAGCCGCAAACCTTATAAGGAAGCACAAAAATCACAGAAAGAACTTTACTCAAAATAACAATAAAGCTCTTAGGCAAAAGCCTGAGCTTATTGTTGAATTTCTCCTGAAAGCTTTCTATGAGTAAGTTGTATACATAATCAACAGTTTTATTTTCGTATGCCATTATCTTACAGCCCCCTGCCACTGCAATTCATAATTTCCGCCGCCAGCCTTACTGCCATCCTGACTGACAGTTGCATCAAGCTTCACCCTTTGAGCAGATTCTGCTGTCAGCTCCACATCTATCTCATCAGCACCGGCATCATTTATAATCCAATCTAAATCTCTCTTACAGGCATCCTTAGCCTTGCGAAGGTTTCCGCTGGTAAGAGGATAGCCCTTTATCATCGCGCCAAACTCGCTTGAAATCCATTCGTTTTCCTGAGTACCTTCAATCAAGTTTCCCCACCAGGTCTCTTTAGGTCTTCTATTCAAGTCTTCGTCATTACCGCCCAAAAGCGACAGATAAACCGCAGTATCAAAATTCCTGCAGTCTTTAATCAGTCCGTTGTCCAGCTCAATGTCAGCCCCGTCAGGAGTCGAAATCAGAAGAACGTCTCCCATAAATTCATCTTTACACACATTCACCCCCTTACGTCATCTGCACATCATTCTGACCGGCATTGCTTATAGTAAGCACAACCGGCGCAGTCACAACCGACTGCCCCACCGTATACTGAGCCGTTTCACTACCGCTGGAAACTTCTCCAACGGCGAGCGGCAATTTATTATCAACTTTAACACCGCTAATTAAAGCAGCGTTAATTGTCACAACCACAGGCTCAACTTGTGGGCCTGGAACAGTGCCACCACTCACAAGCACCTTCAGCCCGTCCAGACAAACCTTCTTCCCGTCAACCTTCGTAACTGAAAGCCCGCTCTGAATCTGGCAAGTCCCCTGGTGAAGTGTGTCCTGAATCTGGCAATTCTCAAGCGCAACAAAAGGCATCAGGTCACCTCTATCTTTCCAAGAGTTCCCTGAATCGTGATTTTCCCCTTCATCACAACCTTCCCGCCCTGCATATCAGTCAAAGAAATTCCGCTAGAGTCAGAAACAATTTTGTTACCGTTTTTATCCTCTACAGAAATTTCCTCACACTTATCTATTTTTATTTTTCCATCCCCACCCAAAAGACCACTAATCAGATTATTGCCATTCTCGTCCTTACTAACAACGCTGATAGAGCCGTCATTCATCAAATGAATCACAGCCCTAATATTTCCATCTTCATTCCGGGAATATATAATTCTCTCCCCAGGCTTAGCCCCCTGAGTCTTCCCCATTACACCGGCCACAACATAGTTTCCTGTTCCTTCTACAGGAACAAGAAGCACCCTGTCATTTTCCAGCGGCGGCGCATCATCTCCACTGGCCCCATAGGCTTTAGCGGTTACGTTAGCACCCGAATATATTTCAACAGTCTCAAGCAGCTCTTCTGTCTGCAACACACGAGCTACTCTTGCCATGGAAACACCTCTGGCAATTGCCCCGTCCTGCTTCCAGGAAGCACAAGAAGAAATTCCGTTGTTTCTCCCCCCTGATCATCTCGTTTCAAGCTCACCTGATCCGCAAGAAACTTAGTCTCTCTGTATATCTCGCAGCCAGGAGCTTTCACACTCACAGCCATATTTTCCCGGTACAGCCTTCCTGTCTTATCTCTGTGACCGCTAACAGTAAGCTTATACTTTACGCATTCGCCAAACATACGGCCCGCAAGAGATAAAACACCCTGCTGCAATGTCGTACCGCTCGCATCCTCTATAGCTTTTCCATAACAGCGCAGAACGCCATTCCTGATTAAAGCTTTATTTTCATAAGTATATTTTTCACTGTCATTTTCTTCAGTTGTCTTCGTATAGCCGGTTATATGGGAATACATCTTTTGCCCATCAAACTCAGGAGTACATGAAATAAAAGGCATTTCTCCCTGAATAAAAGTTGCAGAAACAGCCTCAATTTCCGGCTTATAAATCAAAAGGCTACCATCAGCCTTGTTAGTCATATACAACCCGCGCTGCTCGCAAAGCTTCATCAGAAAATCCCAGCATTTATCACTGAGCGACACTTCAACCTTATCAAAAGGCTCTCCTATATTTCCCTGAACGTTCACCCTTACACCAAAAGGCTCACAAACAGTGTCAGCAATTTCTTTTATATTCATTCCGCTGTATTCAGCCGGAAACAAAGAGGGCGGCAAACAGCTGTCAACAAGTACCCCGCAAAGAGGATAGCCCTGCACGTTCAAAGTCTGAGCGTCAGGCTTCACCTCTGGAGTAGGCGGCATCAATACACCTTTGAAAACCAAATCATCATCAAAATAAACATCGAAAACAGGATAAGAAAAAGGCCTGAACATATTTTTCAATGCAGCTGATTTATAATCCCAGACGCTTGAAAAACTAAAGCCATCAACACCGTTAACATTTCTTACAAGTGTATAGGCAGTAAAGCCTGTAAAAAGCTTTCCCTGTCCCATAAGCCCTAAATCTTTTTTTGCATCCTTATCCAGCAAAACAGATTCACCTGCAGAACTTCTGGAAGTGCTGCCACTGTCAGGAATAATAAGTACGTCCCCAACGTAAATATATGGGCTGCCGTCAGAAACCTTTCTTCTCCCGCTCAGCTGAGGATTTGCCTTAACAATCTCCGGCCAGCGCGCCGAGCTGCCATAAAACTTAACGCTGATTTTTGTCAGAGTATCATTTGAAACTACAGTATATACCTTAGCCATAGTATCTCACCTCTCTACCCATAGGAATCAGTTCTATCTCATCAGCATTCAGCCCGTTGTCCATTATAAACTCATCAGCCCTGTCAAAGCCCTGCTTTCCGTAAAGCTCACACAATAATTCATAAAGCTGCCTGTCCTTTCCCAGCTTGATTGTTCTTGCCATTGGAAGATCAAAAGCAACTTCATGCAGCATTTGGACTGATTTTATAACAGTCTCTAAGACAGCCTCATAGCTTTCACCCGTATCAACAAAAGCATTTTTAGCCACCTGGCCATCGATATAATCCTTATACACTTCAAACTGAACAGCCACAGCATCTGCAATTGCAAAAACATCACCACGGCTCAAAATTTTTCCGGCATTACTTTGACTTCCAGCCCCACTTCCAGAGCTTCCATAATTATCTGAAGTCCCTGAAGACTCACTCACTACAACATTTGCAAAAGCTCCCTCTTTTGCACTTTTAGCCACACCAAAAGAAAGAGAGGCAACCATTGCCCCTACCATAGTACTTGTAGCTGCATACTGATTTTTTATTGAATTTGCTCCCACAGGATCCATTTTTACATTATTTAACAAATCTTTAACAACACTCGAATAACCTTCAATTTTGGCCATTCCTTCAATTGCAATTTCACTAGGTAACTTTGCAGTTTTTATAACAACAGTTGCAATCTCCTGAGCTTTAGAAGCAAGTGTATCAACTTTACTCACCCAGTTAGTCACATTCAGCTTAAATTCATTAAGCATCTGCAAAAGAGACTGTTTTTCTTTGATATTGCTGCACTTCTCACAAAGCTTTGCTATTCCTTTGAAAAGCGAATTGTCCTGAGTTTTCATCACGCCCTGAAGCTGGAGCTCATCATCAACTGTACCAGTCACAATCAGATTTAAGAATGATGAGCTTGCAGCATTCTCATATTTATTCATAGCCGCATCCAGTGCATCTTCAGCAGCAAGTTTGCTCAATGGAAGCGAGTCAGTCAAAGTCTCGCTAAATGTTATTTTTACGCGGCTTTCATTCAAAGCAGAAACCAGATCATCAGTTCGCTCAATAGTTCCCGTCGGAACAACCGTATGCTTCCCATATATCGGATGTTCAAGCGTTCCATAACCGCGCTCACTCAACGCATTTTCAAATTCTTCAGCAAGAGAAAGACAGTCACCGCCGGAAAATATCGCAGTCATCGGAAACTTCTTGCCACCAAGTCCAAGACTCTGAATCTCAGCCCCGTCAACATCCGGGAAAGTATGCTCAGCCGTCTTCAATGGTGTAGACCGGCTCAGAGCCGATTCATATCCGAAAACTATTCTTTTTCCTGATGGAGCTGTATAAACAGCTTCACTTATTTCGTCAGTCCAAGCCATCTATACAACCTACCGCCTTCCAGTCTGCAAAGTAAAAGCAGGAGCAGCGGTTGCCCCGTTCTTTACTGTCAGACCGTCACTAAGTCCAATTTCAACACGGTTAGTCGTTACCGACTCCTCACGTGAGTAGTTGTTGGCAACAGCCGCCGACCTTGTAGGCTCAGCCATGCTCGCAGCTGCATCAGCTTCACTTTCTGCAGGCAAGCCCCCCGCGCTGTCAGTCGCCCCGCTTCCAGCTAAAATACTGTTTCTCGTATTTTCAAAGAATCCGGCAATTTTATCATGCAGCCAGCCCAAGCCAGGAATCCAGGAAAGAGATTCCAAAATAGCCTGAATAGGAGCTGCAATCATCTGCAAGATGGAAAGTCCCAGCATCTTGATTCCGGCAATAAAACCGCCAACTTTAAAAGCATTGATAGTATCAAAAATGCCTCTAATTGTATTCCAGACAAATTCAAGTGGAGCAACAAGCGTCTTTAGAATTGCACCACCAATCCCCTTCATGTTTCTTATTCGCTCAAAAAATCCATCAACAGCCGCAGTCACCTTCTGCCACTTGCCTGTAAGAACAAGTATAATACCAATCAGAGCCACAATTGCAGCAATCACAATTCCAATCGGGTTAGCAGACAAGGCCGCATTCCAGAGCCACTGAGCAGCAGCTGCAACCTTCATTCCGGCAGCGGCCGCAATAGAAGCTGCTCCCTGAGCCTTAATTGCGACAGAAACACCCATTGCAGCAGCCTTATAGCCTATCATTATTCCCTTACCAAAGGCCATCACAACGTTAAAAGCCTGCATCAGCTTCATACCCACAACAATTGCTGTCATCGAAGCACGCCAGGCAACCATTGCACCCACAACGGCAAGAATGACTCCCCGGAACTTCCAGGCAGTCATTACCATACCAGTAACAGCGTCAACAATCTTTATAGCCGCATTAATCAACGGCTGAGGGTCAAAATTATTAACCGCTTCAGTAAGCTTCTTTAGCCCGGAACTTCCACGGGTCTCAAAAGCCTCAACAAACTTAAAGCCCAGCTCCGTGAGCCCGCTTACAAGCACCTTCAGCTGATTTATCAAACCGCCTCGAATAACCTCGGCACCCTTGGCCGCAGTTCCCGCACTGTTAGCCGCTGCTAAAGCGTAACTGTTCAAAGCTTCTTCGCCCGTATTAAGCAAGGCCGTAACAGCAGCAATATTCTGCTTGCCGAAGATGGCATAAATATTCGCATTCTTTTCAACGTCCCCCATTCCGGCCATTGCCTTATTAAACTGGCCTATAATCTTAGGAAGCGGCAACAGATTGCCAGCCGCATCTGTTGTGGTGATGTTCATCTTCTTTAAAGCAGCTGCAGCACTGCTTGTCGGTGCACTCAAGTTAGTCATAATATTTCTCAAATGAGTTCCCGCTTCAGCACCCTTAATCGAGTTATTAGCAAGAGCCGTCAAACTGCCGCTCATCACATTCAAATCATTGTTTGCCGTCTTAAAGAAGCTGCCGCCTGCACTAATCGCAGCACCCACATCCTGCAAGCTCATATAAGCACTGTTAGCTGTATATGCCATCACGTCAGAAATTCGCGTCATGTTCTTAGCAAGCTCTTCAGGCTTGTCAGACATCATTCCCATAACGTTCAGACTTCCAACGGCAAGCCCTACAGCCTCATCCATTCCAGTTAAAGCCGTAGTAGCAAGATCAGCAACACCAGGAAGAAGGGCAATAGCCTGCTCACTCTGCACACCAGCCTGGGCCAGCGTCTTCATTGCGTTTCCAGCCTGCACCGCATCGAACTCTGTTGCAGCGGCAACATTTCGCACCGCTCGCCCCATATCCTTTAATTTAGATTCAAAATTTTCTGCCTGAGTAAAAGCCGGGCCATAGGCCGCAGCAGCAGAGCGGATAGACTCGTCATATTGTGCATACTGCCTTGTAGCAACAGCAAGCCCGGCCGCAATCGCACCAACTCCAACCTTCACGCCCATACTAAGGGCCGAAGACATAGTAGCCCCCAAAGCATTCACCCTAGTCTGAGCCTGGCTGATTCCACGCCCAAGCACTCCGGCCGCAACATTGCCCTGAGAAGCCATTTTATTAAGCTGATTAGTAGCCCTGTCTAATATACTGAATTCAGTAACGACTTTGTAATTCTTCATCGCTTACCACCTTCAGCCATGCAGGCTTTCACAATCTCAGTGATTCTAGCTTCAAGCTCGTCCTCATCTCTGTAAGCAGGCTCACCGTTATTATTTTCAAGAACATGAGGCACAAAGTCAGTCTTAGCCATCAGCTCACGCTCACGCTTTAACGTCTGCATTACCTGGGCAAAACTCAAGCCGGAATGTCTTCTGGCCTCTATGTCATAAGTAGTCAGTCCGTTGTCCAGCAGCGTCTGACTCGCATTTGCTTCTTTGTTTCTGTCTACTGATGGACGATTCAAGCCAGTCCATACACACTGCATCCATCCGTTAACAATTCTCCACGCTTCAGGGTTTCCATAAGCACGCACAAAGCCTGGAAGCTCAATCTGACCAGTCAAAGCCATCTGAGTAATCCAGCATTCATAAATCGGCTTGTTAACCGCAAGTGAAAAACTCTTTACAAAGTCACTCAAATAAACTTCAAATTCATTGTTAGCCTGTCTGCTCGCACTGTAATTGTTGCCGAACTCCATCATCAAGATTTCCGGCGGAATGTTGTGACTCCATGCCAGTACGGCAATAATGCTCTTTTCAAAAGTCGAGTAATTAACATTAGGCCTGTTGGTCTGAAAGCTCGTAATCTTTCCCCCGTTAGGAGCCTTATACACAGTGCCCGGATTCATAATGTCAATCTGATTAGTCGGTGGAGTCACATCCAGATAAGCTGGTGAAGGCCCATCCGGCAAAGGTGGCAAAGGCGCGCCGTTTACAGCACCCGCTGTACTCGCAGGAGCCGCCGGGCCTCTCAAGCTTCTCGCATAATCAGCCGGGCCTGCAGCAATCTTTATCTCATTTGGAGCTTCTTCCAGGAAAAGCGGAATCATTGCGTTAACAAGACTAGCCCGCACCTCAGCATCACGAGTACGGTCTAAATCCTTCAGCATATAAATTGCATCGGCAAGGAAAGGCTCGCCCCTCACATCATCCACAAAATGCTCAGAACCGTAAACCATCCAGCTGATTAAGCGGCCGCTTTTTTCTCCTCTTACAGGAATTCTCTCATATTCATAAGCCCCGTCAACAATACTTTGCACGTAAAAAGCAACGCGCTTTCCCCACTTGTCAAATTCAACACCATGCTTGATATAATGCCCTTCAATCAAATTGGGACTGTCCGGCGTTCTTATATGATCACCGTTCACCCATTGCCATCTAGGAAGATTAGTAGCCTTGTCAATTCTGCTTATAATAATGCCGTCGCCGCTTATAAGGCTTTCAGTCCTTACAAGCTTCTGAAAAGCTCCGAAAGTGTCTTTCTTGCTCCAGTCAAAAACAGCAGGACTGTTGCAGTACAAATCAAACTCATTTGCAATTTTGTCACTGTATTCAACAGCCTTCTGAGCCTGCTCCACTCCATCCCTTCCAGGAAAAAGAACGCTTCCCATAGGAGTAGGAGTTGCAACAATTCCAGTATGAATCTCATTAGTCACAAGACGGCGAATCACACCCTTCATATAGGTGTTAGTCCTGAATAACTTCATGCTTCTCTTGCGCAGCTTCCAGTAGTCAACAAAGACCCATTCACTCACAGGGCCCAAAGAACCGGGAAACTTAGCACCATCCCAGAAGTCACCGCCATAATAGTCGCTCAGAGCCTTAACAATTATATCTTTTATCATGCCTGAATAATTTTCAACGCTCTTCATATCCTAAAACCCCGGAATCACCTGACTCCATTTTCTGCCACCATTCAAAGCATCTTCAATTCTGTTGATCTCATCAATCAGCTTGTCACGCCTTGCATACAAAGAAGCAAGGTCAGTTCTCTTCACAGTCTGCCTGTCCTGCCCCGTGTCAATCGTATATTCCACAATGCCGTCAGCTCCACTGGAAGAAGTAAAAGCAACAATAGCGCGGTTAATTCCGTCCAAAAGCACCTTGTCATTTCTCAAGGTATTTCGCCAGAATTCAACCCCGCTAATTTCTCCAACTTGATTCACATCATCCAGAAGCATTCCCATTGCACTGTCTCCACCTAATTCAACTTTTCCACATCATATCCACAACGCACCGCGCAGGTTTTCCCGGCTCCTGAAAGCCAGCTGCACGCCATTCTGTTTAAATCCGTCCTGTTCCAGGACAATAAAATATTTTGTGTTATAAACGGCCACAAGAATTGCAACATGGCCATATTTATTCGTTTCCGATTTATCCCAAATTAAAACATCGCCCCGCGAATAATCCGCAAGAGCAGAGTCTGGAGTCACATTCACATCACCCGGATTATCAAAAATTTTTCTTGCACCACCATCAGCACCTAGAGCCGGAAACTGCTCTTTGCCCCAGACATCGTGATAATACTGACGCGCAAGGTCTACACACTGATAAGACTTATCACCCTTAAAATCCTTGTCAGTATAGTCAACCTTTTTTCCAATATAAGTACGAATAAAGCTTGTTAAGGACATCATTTTTCCACCTCACAAGCTTCTTCTTTTGTCTCTCCCTTCTTTTCGCTCCAGTTGTCTTTTGCAATGTTAAAATCCATCACGCCCAGGCTGATAGCATAAGCAAATCCGCAAACCTTCCAGATCTCGTCAATTGTCGCATTCCCCAAAAGTCCGAACCATGACAAAACACTGCCAGCCACACCCAGCACAATAATCAGAAGCTTCAGCCATTTGCTATATTCTTTATTTTTCATTTTTCCCCCATCCATAAAAAAGCAGCTCCGGCGCACTGGAGAGATATAGAGTTAATGCGCCGCAAGCTGTCCTAAATTATTTTTCTACTTTTTTTCAACCTTTTCTTCTACCTTAATGAAGAGAGAGCAAACTTCATTCACAGCAGTAGCTACAATTCCAATTCCTGCAACAATCTGCACTGCATAAGCAGGAGAAATATAAGTAACAACCGCACTTGCAATAGTTGCAACGCCGCTGGTTATTCCCACAACAAGATTAAAAGTTTTTTTCTTCATAGTTTTTCACTCCTTGTATATTTTTTCATACAACGCTTTTATATCGTTGTAATCTTTTTCAAGCTCTTCATAATAAATATGAAATTCCTGCATTCTGATTATCCACTCACCCGGAACCGTCACAGTGTTATCAGCATTCCTTTCCTCGCCTTCAAGATCCGGGAAGATTGGAAAATCCAATTCCGGCACATAAGGCTTATAAACAACCTTAGTCGTGCTTATGCAGCCCGTTAAGAGCATTATCAAGAGCATCCCCATGATGCAGCTCATCAACCTTCTTTTTAGCTTCTTTCCTGTTTTCGCTCTTAACATCCGCTTCCTTCCTGCTGCCGTCCAGGCTTCTTCTAAGTTCTTCGATTGTCTTATTATTGTCTTCATACAAAGCCTTGTACTTATTCGCATTTGATTTCTGCCTTTTCGCATAAATCACGCAAAGCCCAAGCCCAACGACAAGAGCAGCACAAAGCCAGAATAAAACCTTCGCAAGCATAAAGCTCCCCCCCCTATTTAAGCCCTATTTTAGCAGCCACATAACCGACAAGAAGAACCAAAGCCCCCTTAAAGATGTAATCAAACCAGCCACTGTTCTTGTCAGTCTTATGGTCATTCACGGCAAGCTTAATCTCCAGGGCTTCCACTCTGCTGGTAAGTTTTTCTATTTCCGCAGCTCTAGTGTCCATTCTCGAAGTCAAATGTTTTACATCATTTCTGATTTCAACAATTCCCTCAAGAATTTTTTCAACTTTTTTACTGCTCAACTCTTCTGAGTCGTTCTCCTCACTCATTATTCTAATCCTTCATGTTCTGCATCTTAATAAGGCCGGGAATCAAAGGCTCATACCAGAATTTCAAATCATCCAGGCTAAGCTCTTGTGGTCTCATCGGCAAATGATAATTCTGATATATCTCCCTTATCATTACCGGCACCCCGACAACAGCCTTCACCATCTGCCGCCGTCCCTTCAGTGCAATCTCGACTTTTAGCCCGCTATAAAAAAACCCACAATAATCGAAATAACCTTATAATCATTGTTAGCTATATTTGAAAACCAGCGAATGTCCTGCCCTGTAATTGCAGAAGCCACCGCCAGAGTCTTATGAACTCCTTCCTGTTCTTTGAATTTATCCATAGCCATGTATGCAGCACCGGTTGGATTTTTGAGTGTAAGTTTTTCGCCGGCATATCCTTCCGGGCTCTTGCTGCTTATTACATATACAAAATCGCAGTCGTCATTTAAATAAAGGCTTCCTCTCTGAATCTCCTTCAAAAGCCTTGGAACAGAAGCATCAAGGATTCTCTTTCCGTTCCCGTCAGTAACATAGATGTCAATGTCCTTGTCATCCGCCCAGCGTTCAATTTCCTTCATTGCCAGGTCTTCAGTCATCACGTTTTCTTTTTCCATTTGTTTGCTCCGTTTAAAAAAAATACAGGCAGGGGCCGCAGCCCCGCCTATTCAACTACAAATATCTCCAGTCACCGGCAAGACTTATAGCCATTGTATTAGCCTTGCCATCCAGAACCTTCTCGTCAGTAATCTGCATATTACCACTGATGAGAGTGCCATCAATCTTTGTTGCACTGATTGGCACAAAATCAAGATTAGCCGCAGCCTCTTCTATAAATGGCTGGTCACCGCGTGAATCATCGGTAACGATGTTGATGTCAGTGATTGTACCAACAACACGAGTCTTCTTAACTCTCGAAGTGCCGTCAGAGTTGGCAACCACTTCATTTTCATATCCTGGCATTTTGAATTTTGGCTCGTCTTCTGAGTCACAAGTAAAACGCCTGCCGTTTATAACGATACTTTCTAAAGCTCCGCCTGCCATCGACATATTCTACCCCCTAGCCCAGATACTGACCAAAATAAACATCGCCGGAAATTACTTCCACGTTGCCGCTAACCTTCACAGGGAAGATATAGTTAATTCTCTTTGAATTCTCAGTATCAATCTTTACTTCAAGATTTTCGATTGTGAATTCAACATCACTAATCAAAGCAGCTTCGCCAAGCGATACCGCAAGGTTAGCAAACCAGGTCTTAAACATTTTAGGCTGTACAGCTGTCGGGTTAGTTGTTGCCTGACCGTCAGGAACAAGAGGCGCACCCTTTACCTCATCACTTTCAGTAATAAGGCGCAAGTTATACACAATATTCATCAGCTTTACAGCATCAACAACATAACGCCATGCAGGATATTTGCCTGCACTTGTTGGATGATAGAAAGTAACAACATCATTCAGCTCAGCTACGCTGCCATTAGGAATACTTGTAGAAGCACCCTTCATCACAGCCTGATTTCTTACAACGTAACTTTCCTGTGCGGCATCACTACCGCGTTTTATTCCCTTCAGAGTTCCCTTATAATTCTGAGCAGGATTCTTGTCAGCAGTTGTCAGAATGTCCAACAAACCTCTGGCCCCAACAACAAAAGGAAGCTCAGGAGCTCCCACACTTTCAATAAGGAAGTTGATTCTATCTGTTGGACGTGCATCAGTAATAGCAGTTCTTGTCGCATAGTCATCAGTACAACCATGAGCAACAAGAGCTCCACGCTTGGCCAGAACATCCCAGGCACCTTCACCCCATTCCTCATACACATCAAGCAGAGCCGAAGGACTCTCACCGTCTCTGTAGTCAAATGTATCAAGAATGAATGTTTCCCAGATTTCTCCAATCTTAGCAAGAGCACTGTCTACAGCCGGAACTCCAGCACCGTCAGCAAATGGAGCTACAGCTATAGCAATTCCCGGAATATCACCCGCAACAGAAAGACCGATTCTATTACCAAGAGAGCCGCTCCATCTGGCAGTCAGCTCTATTACATCAGGATTATCCTCACTGCCAGGAACAAGCAAAGCAGTCACACAGCGGTCACTTTCAGCGTTAATAACGCGAACAATTTCCTGATTGATTGCAGAAAGTTCTTCACCTTTTGCAACAGTCACAAGAATATCAAGACCGCCCACAGTGATAGTAATGCGCGACGCTGCACTAGCAGCCTCACCAGTCAAAGTGAGAGAGCCCTTTGCAGCAATAAAATTGTCGCCTTTTTTTACAGGTAAGATAGTAACCGGAAAAGTTGCCATACTTCCCGCAGTAGGATAAAGCTGTTTAGCAGCAAGATGCAGCGGGCTTCCATAACCGTATCTTTCAGCCACACTTGCGGCACTGCCGTCACATTCATATTTATCAAGGCTGTAGATTGCGTCATCGTTTCCCTGACCTACAATCACAAGCCGCTGAGGAAGCATACTTGCATTCCCTTTGTTAAAGTTCTTAGGAGTAACTTCAATGCCAGTAACTCTACTGACTGCACTTGCGCTAACACCCATAGCCCTTCTTCTCCTTATTCAGATCCAACAAGAATTTTTCCATTCTCGTCAGTAATAATTCCGTTAATTTCCCAGTCAAGAACACCCTCGGTGATCTCAACGTCCTCAACATAAGGAACCGTTAAAGTAATCCGCACAATCCGCACCCGAATTGCACTCTGACTATTATCCGGCTCAAAAGCCTGGAACTTCCAGCCCACATTCCCCACAATTCCCCTGAGCCGGAAAAAAGTATTTTTCTCAGCCCTGAGAATCCGGCGGCAAAGCCTTGCAGTTTTCCAGGCCTTCAGCCCGGCCCTCATTCCAAAATCTTCGCTACTTCCAGTGTTCCCAGTCGCATATACATCCAGATATACAGTCGCAACCATATTCTGATTGTTAACGCTTCCCGTTCCCCTCTCATTACCTGATGAGTCAACAGAAACATTGACACAGGGAAAAGGATTGCTTTCAGGCTCTTCATCATCCACGTACTGCAATGGGTTTTCATTTTCCACATACACAGCCACGTCATAATCTCGCTTAGATTTTACTCCAGCCTCAGCCGCAAGCTCAGCCTGATGCGCAAAGTCCACCGCAAGCAAAGCCGCAATCTGATCGCGGATAATTTCGATATTATCCGGCTCACTTTGCAGCGTTGTACAGGCAGGCTCAATTATCTCCGGCATCCTCATCCCCCGCATCTTTCAGGCTCGCCACCATAAAGAGGCGATTCCACCCAACCGTCCTGTCAGGCTCGCAGAAAGACACAAACATCTCTTGTGTCTTCCCGTCCAGATCAACCCAGCTCAACCGCCAGCCCCTACGCGGATAAAGAATCTTCCCTTCATCCGCAACCCTTTCAGCAACATAAGTGGCCCAGCAAGTCCGGCCGGCAACCTTATTACCCTCGGTATCAAAGCCATAGCCAATATCCGAAAGAATCATAGGAACGTCCGGCCATTCCCTGCCGTCAATGCTAGTCAATGTCGCTAAGACATTTCCTGCCTGACTCCCCTCAATCGTCACCGCTGCATCCCGGCGGGCAAGCTCACGCAGATTCAAAGCTTATGCTCCTGCACCTGCATCCTGACCATCAGAGCCAGCGTCTCCAGAATCATCACCAGAATCATCTGCACCAGCCTTTCCAGACTGCTTGCCAGTCTTTCCAGACTTATCGTCTTTCTTTTTTGAGTCCGAATCAGGATTCATAAGCTTTTTCTGCAATTCCAGAAATTCAGCTTCAGTAACAACCTGTTTTGATTTTTTCAAGCTTTCAAAAACTTTTTCATTTGCAAAGTTTTCAGCTGTAACTTCTTCGCCTGCATCAAGGATAATTCCCTTGCTCACGATCGAAATACCAGGAGCAATCTTCAAAACTACTTCTTTTGCCATTTTTCAACTCCTATTATCTTTTTGTTTTAAGACAGCCAAAGCGGTCAATTGAAACTGGAATAGAAAGAGGTCTAGCCTTACATTCAGCTGTATAAGTATCACCCTTCTTATCCTCGTAAACTCTGTTGTGAACACGGATAAATCCAGTGCCCTCAGTTCCTCTGTCTCCGCTGTAAGTAACAGTTGAAGGAACAATCTCATTGAATGGCTCTTTCATGCCAAGAGAAGGAACGCCGCCGTATACAGTGCGGAAGTCAACATCTTCAGGGCGTGCTATAACGATAGCAGCATTGTCATCAAGATACTTGAAGCTGCCGTTAGCTCCAACGCGCTTATAGCTTCCGCCATAAGTCCAGATTTCAAGTGTGTGGCTGCCAAATTCTGCATATCCGTGATACTTACCACCGCGAGAGCGAAGGCTTGTAGGAGTAAGTTCACCAAGTCCCAGTCCATCCTTTCTAACAAGATTCTGGAACTCAGTATTTTTCAAAAGATTGCGGTAAGCCTCAGCTCCGAGGATTAGGTAAGCTGGAGCCACCTGACCATCATCAGCAATCTTATCAGCAAGAGCTGTAACGTCTTCAACAGGAGTTGCATTAGCAATGTCGCTCCAGTTTACGGCAACAGTCGGGAAGTGAGTCTGAGCTGCACCAAAGTTCAAGGTATAAGAAACACCGTCTTTGTCATCGCGAAGCTCAACAGCACCAGTCTGCATAATCTGAGCACACTGGAGATCAACCTGCAATCCAATCATGCGATGGAAGCGGCTCAAAGCGTCAACAATCTTACTTGCAAGACGTCCAAACCAGTCGCCGATTGTGCGGGCATCATCGCTTTCCCCTGGCTGGCGGCGCATAAGGCCATACAAATCAATCGGATCTTCAAGAGCAGTTAAAGGTGGGCGGAATTTGTTTTCCTTCCAGGAATCGCTCTTAACAATTACAGAGCCGGTACGACCATCGCGCAAAGTAGGTGCAACAGTGTCTGTTGTGCGCTCTACGTCAATTTCAACGTACTCAGCATTTGTGTAATCTTCATCAGTGGTTTTGAACCACAAAGCAAAAAAACCGCGCTCAACAGCCCGGCGACCATCAGTAAACTTAGAAAGAACTGCTTTCAACCATTCTGGCATTTTCGTCTCCTTTTTCCTTAGATAACTTCGTGAACATCACGGGCCCAGATGCCATTTTGACGCAGCAAATCAACCTGAGCGTCAGTCAAAGCTTCACCGCCAATTGTCACAAGATTGCGATTAACATCACCCTTAACACAAACTCTTACAGGATAGTCACCTGCAGCAGTAATTGGAGTGATAACATGATCAACAAGAACAAAAAGGGCATCCCCAGCAGCAGGATCATCAGCTACGGTATATTTGCCACTTTCTGCACGGGTAAGCAAAGCCCCGTCAGGAATAAGGATAGTCTCACCTTCTCCAGCAGCTGCAACATTGAGCACACCAGTCTCAAATTCATTTCCACCCAGGAGCAGAGTCTTAGGCTCTATGCTCTTGGTTTCTTTGTTACCGTTAATTGTCCCCATCGTCGTCTCCTCCGTTATTCAAAGACATTGTAAAGGCTTCATTCATAGCCTTTTTGTCAGCATTTTTGTCATCTTTAGGCGGATTCACATCCGGCACATTCTGATCCTGAGCCTGAGCAGCAAGAGCCTTAGCCGCAGCTCCCTTTTCCATAAAGGCATCAATTACCTTTTCATCAGATGGCTCAGCATTAGACTTGATACATTCAAGAGCATAATCGTTAGCTCCTGCCTTCTGACCCAATGTTAAAAGACGATTAACACGAGCCTGTTCTTTTTTCACGCCCGCAGCTTCGCCGTCCTGGAACACCTGAGCATATACATCAGGATTATCCCGTTTAAGTTCTTCAGCCGTAATCTTCATACAGCCCCCCTTTTTATTTTCCACAGAAGCCAAAGCTTCTGCCTTGGACGGCTCACCGCCCTTAAATCCAATTGCAACAGCAGCAGCGGCCCAGTCACGCTTCAGTGCCTCACCGCCCCGCTTCAAGTTCATAGAGTTTACAAGCTCACGACTCTTTTTAAATTCAGCCCTTGCCGAAATCAAAGAATCATTCATGTTTGCAGACTCATCAGCATTATTTTCGCCGTCAATAATCTCATCAACAAAGCCCGCCTCAAGAATGTTTTTACCCCACAGCCAGGTCTCAGCGTCCATCATAGAGCGGATGTCATCCTCACTCTTGCCGGTCTTTCGCATATAGATAGAGCTCAGCATAGAGTCAATCATTGCGAAATACTCAGCCGCTTCCCTCATATCATTTTCGTTACCTACGACATAGCCCCAGGCATCGTGAATCATAAAGATAGAATTATCTTCAGCAATCACCTTGTTAGAGTCACTAACAGCATTAGCCGCAAGCGCAATAGCCGAGGCCATGCTTGCAGCCATACCCTGAATGTAAGTTGTAATTTTGACAGATGGATTATTTCGCGCAAAATCGCGGATGACGTTAAAGATAGTCACGCCCTCGAATACATCACCGCCGGGCGAGTCAATGACAATGCGTAATTCTTTTTCATTTTCCGGAAAAGCCTTCAGCTGCTCGCGTACATAGTTAGCAGAAATTTCTTCCTGCACCCCTGTATACTGCTCCCACCAGTCTTCCCCGATAACCTTATTAATTAAAAGCTCGACCATTATGTCACAATTTTAAGGCCAGTTTTTTTATTTGTTTATGTCTTTTATTATGTCATTTTGAATTTTTCTTAAAAAAATGCCGTCTTTATAAAAAAAAGACTTCCACAATAAAGTGAAAGTCTTTGTGCTGTCTGTTCCAGCAGTACAACCAATTTTGCAGCTTCGCAGGTGTCAAGCCCCTGTCTGCACCTTCGGGAAACGGTCAAGGTCTAAGAATTTGACATAGCAAATTTCTCCAATTTTTGTCATCCCCTCAACGAGGGTAATTTAATTCTAAAACACAAGCTGTAAGCTATCTATGTCTTTTATTATGTCATTTTTTTTTATTAAAAAATAAATCTTGATTTTTTTCCCCGATTGCCAAAAAATAAAGCCTATGGGAAAGACAATAATTTTAAAAGGCGTGAACGCCTACGAAAAAGCAATGAAAGATGTTAAAAACAAAATGGCCACAGCCGCAGCCGCAGCCGTCACAAAAACCGCCTACACAGCCCGCAAGAATGCCATCTCAAACATCGAAAAGAATTTCACGCTTAGGAATACTTTCACAACGCGTCAGATTTTTACTACCCCAGCCAGAAAAAGCACCAGCTTAAAAAACATCAAGGCCTACACAGGAGCTTTAGATCCTGCCGGTTACATGGCACGCCAGGAAACAGGCGGCATCAAAAAATCAGACTCAGGCGCAAACCTCATAATCCCGAACACCAGGGCCAGAGGCGGATCAAACTCAAACAAAGTACAAAAGCGCTACACCTACGCAAACGTAATAAAAAACACCGCCCGCTGGTCAAACCGCAACGGCTCCAGACGCGCCCGCCTGGTAGCCACCGCCTACTATGCCGCCAAACATTCAAAATTCATGCGCATAGGCGACTCATACTTCAGAATTTCAAAATTCCGAAAAACAAAAGGCTCCACCCCCAAGGTCAAATTCACCGCCCAGCAAATCCTGAACCTCAAACACAAAACCACCTACACCCCGCAAAAAGAATGGCTCAAACCCGCCTCAGAATACGCCGAAAAACTCACCCCACAATTTTATCAACAGGAAATGGATAAACTCTAACTACTCACGTGAGTAGTTAGCATAAAAAAAGCCCACTCCGCAGGGGATGGGCTTTGCATCAAGATTATATCTTAACAACAAGTATCTTGTCATCAGATTCGTACATATCAGTGAAGCTTACTCCACAATTAGCAAGAATGCTATTATTATAAGCCTCTTCGTCCATCAGTTCATACTCAAGAACTTCAGCATCTTCTGACCAATTTTCCAGCTCCTCAATTCTATCAATGTGAAAACCAGACTTATGCTCCCACTTGTCTTTGTACACTTCCATTGCACAATATTCATTCTTGAACATCTCTTTTACTTCATCAATTTTCATTTGTTTGCTCCTTGCGGCGTTCCCCGCCGCTCTATGATTCTAATATACAACTAATTTTGAATGTTGTCAAGTGTTTTTCAAAAAAAATTAAATTTTCTTATTTAGTTTTTCTTTTATTTTATTTTTCAGCTGTTCAACTGTCAGATTATCATTATTTCTATCAAAAATTTCTTTCGCAACCACAGGATAACATCTGTTACAAAAATCCTGCATAACCAATGGAGAAACACTGAATTCACAACCGCAACTTAAACATTTTTTTTTGATTTTCATACCCATATTCTGACACTGAATTCCATACTCCTCAACACAGTTTAAATCGTTGACAGTTCCACAATATGAGCAGGCTAGAGGATTTTCATTTGGCCCACTATATTCAAATCCACATTGTTTGCAATAAAAAATAAATCTTTTCAATTTCGTCCATCTCCTATTTTTTTTTTACAGCTTATCAAACCCCACAAGCCCGCAAAACATAAGCCGCCGTTGTGATTCCCTCTTTTTCAGCCGCCGCCACAATTGCCGCCTTCTGCTCAAAAGTGCAGCTTATAGCCAGCTGCTGCCTTCTTTCATTTTCCGGCTTAGCTTTGCGCCCGGCGTTCACCCTGGCCCCGCCAGATCCCTTTTTTCTTTCCTTCTTAATTTTTTCCTCAGTCATTATTTTTCCTTTTCCAAAACCAACTGACTACTCGCGTGAGTAGTCAGCATAAAAAGCTCACCCGCAGGGGATGGGCTTTGCATCAAGATTATCACTTTAAAAGATCACGTTTTATTTTATCCCGAAAAATATCCTGATTGATACCGAGCGTGTCCGTACATTCTGGCATTACAAAAGATGAAGTTAGCTCTGACATAAAGTTGATTCCCGATTCTTTATCATAGCAATCTTTTATTAATTTCGGATCAATCTTAACACCCAAAGAGCCTTTATTGCATGAGAAAAAGAGTTCTTTTGCAATGCCTTTCTTGTATGAAAATTCAAAACAACTGCAATCCTCATAAGTCTTTTCTGCCGTTACGACAACAATGTTTTCTCTGATTTTCATTTGTTTGCTCCTTACAGCCTTCCCGCTGCCCTATGATTCTAATATACATCTAGTTTTGAATGTTGTCAAGTGTTTTTCAAAAAAAATATTATTTTTTTTTAGCCATAAAATAAAAAGCGTAGCCCTAAAACTACGCTTGACTTTTCCCCTACCTGAATCTAAAATCATTCTCAGAAATTTTACTCAGATGAAATTTCATTTGTTTGCAGAGCTTGCCCTTCCCGGTAAGCTCTTTTTTATTTTCCCCCAGATTCAAAACCAGCTGCCAGGCAGATCTTAGCCCCCGCTTATTTCCCAGACTGATTTCCGTAGCAGCATCACAAAGCACCGCAGACATAAGAACCCTCTCAACATAATCGTATCTTTTCATTTTCCCACCTCACACCCGGGCCAAAGCCCGGAACTATTTTAAGCACTTAAAGCAGCAATAACGCGCTTGTAGTTTTCAATGCTGCTTTTAAGGTTTGCAACTGTTGCAGGATAAGGGCAACCGCTGTCAAGTTCTTTCTGCAGGCGTTTCTCATCATGCTTCAGCCAGCGTTTAGAATCGGCAAGCCTGCGCTTGTTATAAGCTGCAACTGCTTCATCATAAAACTTATCACCTGGCTCAAGATAAACCTTATCACTGTCAAAATAGTCTGACTGATAATCAGAATCATTATGAATATTTCCCAGCTCTGCAGGAAGATGTTCATAATCACGTGCATAAATAGCGATGCACTTATCGCTGTGATTTGATGTATTACCCATACTGTAAAAGCAAGGGGTATAACCGCCGTCAAACTTAATTCCGTTCTGCATAATCTTAATCATATTCATACTCCTACCGGCTTATTTCTTGCCGTTTCATTTGATAATTTAATAATACATGAAAAAATGTAACTTGTCAATGTATTTTTACATTTTTTTATGTTTTTTTTTATTTTTTCTTGTATTTTTTAATTAAATAATGTAAATTATGATTATGGATATAGCAAAAAACATAAAAATCTGCCTTTTGCAGAAAAACATTCAGATGAAAGACCTGGCCGAAAGGACAAACCAGACCCAGCAGAATCTCACAAATAAAATGCGCTCAAATAATTTCCGCGTATCAGAACTCGAAGAATTAGCCGCGGCCCTCAATGCCCGCCTTCAGATAAGTTTCATCGACAAAGACACAGGCGAAGCTCTATTTTAATCCGCGTCCCGATAAAACGCCTTGAAATCTTTCGCATACCGCCAGAAGGCATTCCAGTCCAGCGCACCACAGCGCAATTCCTGGCGGCAAATATCATCAGCGAATATCTCCAGAGCTCCCTTGTTATATACGCGCGTATCAAAAGCATGGTTATCAGCACCAAACTTCTGCCGCCATATAGTTTTTACATACTTCCTTGTTGCCTTGTCGATAATGTCGATTTTTTCCTCAGCCTCATACATTTTAAAATAGTCGTCTCCAAAATCTTCCGGAAAATTAGGATACCAGGCCGGCTGCAGCTGCCCGTCATTCCAGAATAAGCGGTTCATCTCGCTGGAGATTCTGTCTTTAATAAGGCCTGTATTAATATGATAAGCCAGCGGCAAACCAATCTGCTTCAATGTTCCAGGAGAGAAAAGCTGATAAGGCGCACCGTCTTTGATCCAGTCCTGACCCTTGCAGGCATAAACGCCAAAGCTGAACTGACTGCAGAAAGCATAAACCCAGCTAGTATAGTGGCCGGAGTCCACAAGGGTAATCATAGGCCTGTATCGCCTGCCATCCTCATCCACAAAGTCACTCTGAATCAGTTTACTAAGCTCATCCCAAGGGCCGCCGAACTGCTCCACGCTTCCCTCAATCCAGCGGAAATCAATAGAGAAATTACAGCCCCGCTCAGTATAGCCCACAATGTCAACATAAAGCCCGTCCTTCTGAACGTCCACACTGACAATCAGAATGAGCACGATTGAACCAGTATCACGCAAAGCCATTCTGTTAGGCACAACTCCACGCGCAAATCCAAAACGACGATAGCGCAAAGCCCGCTCATAGGTGATAGTCTCATGCTGCTCTCTGAACGGCAGGCCCTGCTTTAAGTTTCTGAATACCCGGTATTTTTCAACATCTTTAACGCGGTTTGTTTTTAAATCCCAAACCGTTGCCCATTCAGCTACATAATCTTCCCAGGAATACATTCCCGGCGGATTGTAAAGAGCTGTAATGTGATAGCTTTCCGCATCAGCCATTTCCGGCCGCTCAACACTTGCCCGCCATTCACCCCTCTGGATTATCTCAGCCTTGTCATAATTCTTCATCACCCCGCCGCAATAAGGGCACTTATAACCAACGGTTTCAAGCTTAGGTCTGAAGTAGATCGGAAGAGCGTCGTGTAG